AACGAGAGTGGAGTCCCCGTCACGGCCTTGAGCAGCAACAAGGGACGCAAGCCCTGATGCAGGATATTGTTGATTCATAAGTGTTTACTCATTCGATTCGTAATTCGACACCCACACGACCGTCAGGATGATAGACGGAATTGCCGGGATATTGCCTGTCGCAGCAACATACGGAATGACCACGTTCGTGTCAGAAGACTGCCAAGCCAACTCAAAATAGTCGTTTGCTTGCATTACCAAAACAAAGTTCCACGCCGCAACAATCTCGTTGTTGGGACCGTCAATGACAATTTTAGTAGCCGAATCCGGCAGGTTAACCCCATTAACACGGGGCCAGATATATACCGCACTTGCCGAGCCGCCCGTTTTATCTAACTGGGCTGAAAACTGAAAGTTATAAATACCCGTCTGAGCAACGTAGACTTTGGATGTAGGTACACCCCGAGTAACCGCCTGCTCAGAAACAACTGAGTTGTAGGTAAATAGATTTACGGCATCAGCAACCGGATTAGGCTGCGTTGTGGTATCAAAATACGAAGCGTGCGCGGTCGGTGAATTAACTCGGTTCGCTACTTGGCTAAAGAAAAGCCGCAGGACGTTACTGAACTGATCCTGATAACGAACATTGTAATCTGCCGGAGCAATCGGCAAATTTGGCGGCGCGATACCGCGTGCAACGGTCATCGGCGCCCATCCGGACGGACATCAATTCTCATCATGCCCATCTGCCATGCCACGCCAAGTTCAGTTGAGTCCACACGGAACGCCATCTGACGGCCACGTATACGGGTATAGACCTGCCCTGTGTATTGCTGAATTGGAATCACCGATGTGCGCGTTACGACTGGTTGATCGGCTGCGGTGTAATTAGAACCTGAGTTTTGCCTTGGTTTGACAGTCAAAGTCACGCTCGGGCTCGTTCCTGTGGACCCTGTGAAGTTGAGGTCAGGCAAGATACGCCAGACGTAACCAAAGCTCTGGCCGTCCTGAATGTCAAAGTCCGACGATTCAATAAAGGCCGCGATGGGTTCAGCCGGAGTTACCGACGCATCATCATTTCCAAACTCGTGGTACAGAATTTGATTCGGCACTTTCGACTCGACCATGACGTACTGATCATGCGAGGCCGCCGTTGTGCTATTCACGCCACGGACACAGCCTATCAGCGTATTACCGTCCTTAGACGTATAAGAAACTTGCTCCGAGTCAATAACCACCGTGCCCGAGTTCGGGTAACTTGATGCATCGGTCAAGGCAATGGTCGTCACAGATGAGTTGATTGAAGTCGCCAAATATCCCGTCTGAATTGAGAACGCGCCCATCGGATACTGCCGCTGAGTATGCTCAGACCACGCCGTACGATTGATATTGCCGTAATACCAGACGCGCTCAAGATAGTTGTAAATGACGTAGCGGTCATTCACGAGGCTGTTTGCCGATGGATAGAACCACCAGACCTCGTTGTAACCTTCGTTTGCTCCAGAGCAAATCTGATCTAGCTGATTAAGATTGATATCGCTGTAAACAAACTGACGCAAGGTGCAAGGCAGCGTCTCAACGCGCCCCGTATACATAAAGAATTTATCCCGACCCATCCAGTAGGTCACGTTGTTGACCGTGATCGCCGCGTTCTGCGAAGCGATGGATACGTCTTGGTCAAGCAGGTTAAAGCCCCACACGAACGGAGGCCCAAGGTACTGCATCGAGAAAATGGCTGTATCCGTCCAGATCAGGATTTCTTGGCGCGTATTGAGTGCCGTGACGATGTATGAACCATGCGAGAGCGATTGTTCACCTGACTGATTCGTGACTTCAGGCACCCATTCAAAGGCGTTGCTCTGATCAGACCAGCGTACAAGAAGTGGGTTAAATGTCGTCGTAAAGTCGGTCGGATCGTACGGAGTCGCCCCCGCGCAAATCACAAAGTCACTCACAGGCGAGTCGATCACCATAAAGACTTCAGCCGGGACATGCCGCCCTGCATAACTGAACGACAGATTAGAGATCGTTGCCGAAGCATTAGTCGCCTGCGAGATCGTGACCGAAGTAGACCCGTCCCACGTCTCCGTGACATAAGTCCCCGTCACAATGCCACTACCCGACACCACCGCGCCCGTGTTAATCCCTGTCGCATCATCCACGACAATCGTCGTTACACCCGAAGCAAACGCTGCCGTTGCATCCCATTTAACTGCGGTATTGGCCTTGGCTTCTAGTGTGACGGCACGTGACCAATTCGTCGTATCGCGGGTCCAGAAATACACCGCACCGCTACGCTCTGCGAAGATGAGGTCATCGCCGTAGTTAAACATCGACCAGAGACGCAGCGGCACACCCGCACCCGTATCCGAACCCCAACCCCCCTCACCCCACGGAGGACCGCCCCAACCGACTTGAGTCGTCGAGACCGCCGTGCCTGCATCAATATCAAACTCAGCAATGACAAGTGAGCCGCCACCCGTTGTCGTCGCATCTGCCGCCGCATCCGCGTAGATCGTAAACGTATTCGCCGTCGGCGTAGACTGAATCGGGTAATCGCCATTTAAAGTCAGGCTAGCAACCGATATCGCCCCACTAAAATTGACGTAGGTACCGACCGATGATGCGTGGGCCGACGCCGTAACCGTGACCAAACGACTGCCTGATGTCGTGGCAAAGGGGTTTTGAGAAAGCGTTAACGAGTTTCCAAGGGGCGTAATATCGTGATAAATCCCGCCCAGTTCTGCATAAACTTTCTGGTTAGTGCCGACGCCAAGAAGATTCTGATTAAGCGTGGAGATCCAGTTCCACAAGATACGGGCTACGCCTTTAAATGTATTGCCTGCATTGGTGATGTTCTTCCAACCACCTAGTTTCTCGGCATAGCCTGAACGGAACCGAATTTTGTCGCCTGCGAAGAAACCACCCTCGTTGGCATAGCTCGTTGATTCGCGATTAACGCCGGGGCGCAGTTCAAGTTTTTGGAGTGTCATTACGCAACCCCCGACAAATACAACGCCTGTTCATCTTTGCGGCGCTTAACGAGACCGGGCAGCACTTTGCCTGCTGCCTTCGTCCACTTCATGAACTCTTCAGCCGCGTCCTCGTACTCACCCCGGTTCGTCTTCATCCGAAGAGAAGACCTTTGAAGGTTTCCCAAACCGACGTTGAAGGAAAAAGAAACGAGGCTATCGAAGATTCCTTGATGACTAGTAGACACAGGGCAAAGTCGGGCCACGCCCCGCTCAAACCGCGCAAGGTCTTGAGCCAAGATTGCATCGACCTCCTCCATGCTAAAGACCCGAAAGTCTTCAAACTTCAACGGCATTTTTAACCGCTCAGCCACAGGCATCTTGGCCTGTTCGGGATAAAGCACGTGGCCCACGCCGACCGTCCACAGATGAGCAGGGCATCGGTACGGCTTCACCCGTACACCCTCGTGATGCTTGATCATCTTGATGGCCTCGGGGCTAGTCTTCACGACTTAGCCCTTCTTGCCGAATGCCTGCGTACCGAACCAGAACGCGATGATTGAAGAGAGGATCAGCATCTCATCGTCTGAGAATACATTCTCCATCGCCACTGCAAACGGCGCACCCTGACTATAGGCGTACCAGAGTCCGGTGATGTTGAGGATGACCAACTCCAACACGAAGATGTACGTGACCACGGGCCGCACCGACGCACGAAGGTTAATCATCCACTGCGATGCGCCTTCACCGATCTTCATGTCGTGCTGGTACAGGGCCATGCGTTCTTCGGCAGCGGCTTGGATGGCGATCTGCTCGGTCTTGATCTCTTCGACCTGTGCCTGAGCCTGATAGCCCTTAGCCAGCATCTCAAGTTCACGTTCCTTCTGCAGTTGCAGAATGGCAAGTTCGTGCTTCTTGTCCTGCCGATCTTGGAAGACCTGAATGATCTTAGGCAGACCGCCTACCAAGAAGGAGAGAAAGGTACTGATCATGGTCATCATTTCTTAGCCCTCACAGTGTCATCGCCCTTGGTCACGGTCACGTGGTCGCCGTCCACATCGACCCGCATCGGCTGCTCCTGCCGATCCAGCCTGTCCAGTTTGGCAATCAAGTCTTTGATCACGC